AGATGCACGAAGCATACTTAGTAGATAAAGATAATTTAGAGTTACAAAAAGAATGGGCAACACCTGATGAAGCTGTTAAGTCATTAGGTAAGTTTGAAGATTTTAGAGATAGATACTTCCAAACAGAAACAGGCGATCCATACGAAACAGCAGACTTTCATCAGAAATGGATTAAATCAATATTAAAAGCTATTGATGAAGGTGGAGAACAAATGATTCTCTCTCCACCACGACACGGAAAAACAGACTTACTTACACACTTTGCTGTATGGCAGATATGTAAAAACCCTAATGTAAGAATTATGTGGGTTGGTGGTAATGAGGAGATAGCAAAAAACGCAGTAGGTTCTGTTGTAGATCATTTAGAGCATAACGAAAAACTTATAGAGGATTTCTGTGGTCCTAGCAAAACATTTAAACCAAAGAGTAGATCTGGTAAATCTTGGACATCAGGACAGTTTACTGTAGCTAACAGAACTGTAACTGGTATTAAGTCACCTACTATGGTTGCTGTAGGTAAAGGTGGTAAGATTCTTTCACGTGACTGTGACTTGATTATTGCAGATGACATTGAGGATCACAGCACAACAATACAACCTAGTGCTAGAGAACAAACAAGACAATGGTGGACAACAACTCTATCATCTCGTAAAGAGGAACACACAGCTATTGTTGTTATAGGGTCAAGACAGCACCCAGAAGATTTATATAATTTTCTTTTAGAAAACCCACAGATGGAAAAGATAGTAGAAGAAGCACATAGTACAGAGTGTGTACTGCCAGAAAATGATGTAGAACTACATAAAGATTGTATGTTATGGTCTAGTAAGCGTAGTTACAAATGGTTACTATCTCGTTTACAAGCTGCTGAAACTACAGGTGGTAAAGCAATATTTGAAATGGTGTATCTAAACAAAGCGTTTGTTGATGGTATTACAATGTTTGATGTAGAAGAAGTAGATATGTGCAGAGATGTAAATAGAACTATTGGGCAGATACCAGCAGGTACACAACTTATTGCAGGACTTGACCCAGCTTCTACAGGTTTCCAAGCGTGTTTCTTGTGGGCAGTAAATACTGAAACAGGAAAAATGTATATGGTAGATATAGAAAATGAAGAAGGTGGTGGCATAATACAAGCCAAAGACACTATAAAGAAATGGTATGAGAAGTATCATCTTGCACATTGGGTTATAGAGGAGAATGGATTTCAGAGAGCCATACGACAAGATAAAGATTTAAAAGAGTATTGTGCAAGAATGGGTATTTACTTAGAAGGACATCAGACACAAAAAAACAAGTTTGATCCTATCTTTGGTGTTGGAAGTATGAGAGAATTGTTTAAAGAGGAATTAATTAGTTTGCCTTATGGTAGTGCAGAAAGTGAAACTAAGAGTAATATATATCGTAGACAACTAATTTATTTTTCTACAGGTGCTAGTAAGCAATCTGGTAGAAATAACAAGAGTGATGTTGTTATGGCTAGTTGGTTTCCTATGAGAGTTATTAGGAGATTACAAAAAGAAAGACTAGCTGAAGTAGGATTAGATTATGAACCAAGTTTTGGAGAGTGGGATTTAAGCGATATGAACGAAAGCCCTTGGGGTTAAAGTGACACCAGAAGAAATACAATATCAAATAACACAGTTGCACTATGACAATCAAAGTGCATACTCTACTAGAGGTCGTATTCGTGCAATTATGAATGGTGGTCCTGATGGCATTATGGCTTTACTTGGTGATCAACTTACAGGTTTTCAAGATTTTCAAATACCTGTACCTAACTTAATGATGTCAGGTTTAGAACACTTGTCACAAAAGATAGGTCGTATTCCTAACTTAAAAGTAGATGTACCTAACAATAAAGATTCTGACAGAGCTAGAGCTAAAGCAGATAAGATAGCTCGTATCGTAACTTCGTATGATGACACACAAAAACTAGATTTACAAATGCCACAAGTAGGTAGATGGCTACCTGGTTATGGTTTTGCTGTATGGGTTATTAGAGAGAAAAAAGGACCTGATGGTACGCCATATCCTTGTGCAGAATTAAGAGACCCTTACAACTGTTTCCCTGGTTATTTTGGTGCAGACCAACAACCAAAAGAAATGGCTATTGTTCGTAGAGTTCCTAAAGAAGCTCTAGCAAGAACTTATCCAAAATTTGCAGAAAAGATTATGGATAAAGATGGATATGCAACTAATACATTAGGTATAGGTAATGCGTATGCTTCTGCTTATACAGATTCTTACAATGGTAGTTGGGCTAACTCAAATGGCGAAGGTGACTTATTAGCAGAGTATTATAACGAAGAAGGTACATACATATTCCATATGACCTCTGCAACTATTCTTGACTTTATACCAAACCCACTAGATAGTGGACCTTCATTTGTTGTTGCGAAGAAATTTGCTTTTGACAGATTACAAGGACAGTATGACCAGATCATAGGACTTATGGCTTCTATGGCAAAGATTAATGTGATGTCAATAATAGCTATGGAAGATGCAGTCTTTACAGAAACAAACATATCTGGTGAGATAGAATCAGGACAGTATCGTAAAGGTAGATTTGCTGTAAACTATTTAGCTCCAGGTACACAAGTTAGCAAACCTGCATCAAATGTTCCTTATCAAATATTTCAACAAATAGACAGAATAGAACGACAACTACGTGTTGGTGGTTCTTATCCTGTATCTGATGATTCACAAAGTCCACTTAGCTTTGCAACAGGTAGAGGATTAGAAGAACTAGGTGCAAGTATGTCACTTATGATTAGAGAGTATCACACAGTTATGGCTGATGCTATAGAGATGATTGATGCTAAAAGATTAGAGTGGGATCAGAAAATGTATGGTGGAGAATCTAAAGACTTATCTGGTTATTACAACAATCAGTTTTTTAGTGAAAAGTATGAACCATCAAAAGATATACAAGGTGCATACAAGACACGCAGAGTTTATGGTGCTATGGCTGGATATGATGAGCCACAGAAGATTGTAACAGGGCTGCAATTACTCCAAGCAGGTATCATAGACACACAAACACTACAAGAGAACCTTGATGGGTTAGATAACCTCACAACTGTAAACAGTAGAATTACAAAAGAAAAAGCAGATAAAATACTTTTTGATACATTATTGGCTCAGGCACAACAAGGAGATCCTAAAGCAACAATGGCTGTTGTGCAGATAAGAAAGAATCCAGATGATATGCAAAATATTTTGGATAAGTTTTTTACTGCAGAAGAACCAGAAATACCAAATGCAGAACAAGAATTGCTTGGAGGAGGTTCCCTACCACCACAGGGTCCTCCACCAGGCATAGCACAGTTACTACAAGGTATGGGTGGATAATGAATATAAATAGTGACTTTGCAGAAATTGTACACAATTCTTTATATGATGTTGATGAACTAGGTGATGATATATTACTAGAAGAAGATGTATTACAACCTAGAATGTTTCACGATCAAATGCCACCATTAGCTTTTCCTTTTGGATATATGATTATAAGTTCTACATTTATGTTTTACGAAGATGAGGATGAAGATGGCAACGAGAAGTTCTAGTAACAAAGGTACTGATAAAAGAGCATTAAATGTTCCACCTGCTGCTAGAAATTATCAAGATAATACACAAGCTGTACGTAGAATGCCTGGTGTTGCTTATGGTGAACAAAAAGCATTAACAGAACAACAACAAGCTGCACCTTTGTCAAAAGATACAACTCCACAAGCACAACCTAGTGCTGCAAGACCTATGCCACAAATGGATGTATTTGCACAAACACAAAGACCAAGTGAACCTGTTACATCAGGATTACCTTTTGGTCCTGGTGTTACACCAATGACTACACCAGAACAAGGCATTCAAGATGTTAAAAACTTTATTTATGAAAGTTGGTTAGCAACTGGAGATGATAGTTTACTAGAGTTTTTGTAATGGTTTATAACGATTTCTCACAAGACAAAGCTGAAAAATTAAGCAAAATAAATCAAACAAGTTTTAGTGTACCAGAAACAGTTATGGTACAAATGGCTAAAAATAATACTGATGATTCTTTTATAGAAAAAATGACTACTTTTTTTACTAGAAATAAAGTAGGTCCTTTTGAAAGATTAAAAAACTCTATTGCAACACAAACAGGTATAAATCCAGACACAGTATCTTCTTTAAGAGAACTAGGATTAAAAACTACTTTTATGGGAGCACGATCTTTGTGGGAAGATACATTTCCTAGAGTAGGTAGAGCTATATCTTTAAAACAACAAGGTGTATCTGATCCTTGGAAAAAAGCAGATGTTAGTCCTTTTGGCGTATGGAAAGCAGAAAGAGAAAAAGGAAATGTAATTGATTTTGGTTCAGCAATTTTTGGTGACACAAATCCTGAAGATACACAAGAGTATAAAGATTTAATTGACAAAGGTTTTAGTACAGAACAAGCTAGAGCAAAAGTATTGAAAAACAAAGGTAAAAATATATGGACTTTAATAGAAGAAGAATCAAAAAAAGTAGATTTACCAGAAAGTACATCAAGAGCTTTAGCAGCTAGAGGCAAAGGAACACAAGCTACTTTTGGTAGAGTTATGTGGCAACCATTACATTTTATTGTAGGTCCAGAGGATGAAGCATATGATTTTTGGACAGGAACTGTTGATTTAGCTGCAAATATTCTTGACCCTACTTTTATAGTAGGTAAAGCTGTTAAAACTGTAAAAGCAGGTACAAAAATGTTAGCATTGTCAGATGATGCTGCAGCTAGTGTGGGTTTATTAAATGGTTTTGTAAGAAAGTCATTTAGTAAAAGAACAGTAGAGCAAGTAATAGATTCTAAAGATGGCGACAAAATTGCAGAGTTTTTATTAAATAATAAAAACAATCCTGCCACAATACTAGAAAAATCTAATTTTAAATTTGTAAATAAATATATTATGCGTGACCAACAATTAGCAGATACAACAACAAAATTTATGTTAGATTTGCAAACTATAGAAGAAACAGGAGATGCAGGATTAAAAGCTGTTAAAGAACTTTTAAAAACTAATACAAAGGTTGTTGTGTCTGCTACAGAAGGTATGGTTCCTAAATTACAAAAAAATGGAAAACTTACACAGTATTTAGATACTTACTTTGGTCCACAATACAATACAAAATTAAGAGCTAGTAATCCTGATCAGTTGCTTGTCAATTACAGTAAGTTTTTAAAACAAATAGACCCAACAGGTAAAATAGTAGATAGAAATAAAAGATTGTCTGATTTAATTGGTGAGCTAGATGCGTTAGGAACAAAAGACCCATTTTTAAAAGGAAACATAATTATTAATTCAGTTGTAAAAGATATGGGTTCATTAAGACAAGTTATAACAAAAAACTTTGAAGATACAGGTAAGTTAAATGACAGGTCAGAAAAATTAATTAAAAAGGTATTTACTAACTTAGGCAAATATATAGAAGAAGTACCAGACCAAGTAGGTAAAAACAAAAGAGTATATACACAATTAGGTAACTTACCTAATGAACTTAAAAGTCAATGGTCAAGAGAACTTAGTGATAGAGGTTGGTCATCATCAGAAATAACAAAAGGTTTTGACACATTTGCTAATCAACCAATTATAGAATCTGTACTTACAAGAGATTTAACTTTGCCACAACCATCAGAGGTTATAAAACTTGTTAATAGTTTAGATAAAAGTATGAAAGGTAATTTTTTAAGAATGGCTGATATTGTTGGCGAAGTAGGCATAGACAATGCTTTAAATTTCTATGTTGGTAAAGTTTTTAAACCTATTGCATTGTTAAGACCTGCTTGGACAGTTCGTGTTATAGCAGAAGAACAATTAAGAGTTATAGCTGATGGTGTGTTAGGAATTAGAGATAATTATTTAAGTCCTATGAATATATTAGGAAGAATGGGATTAATAGATGTAAGACCTTCTGCTGCTAGGTCTGGTTGGTTAAATAATGGTGTATTTGAAGCAGGTATAGGAGAAGCAGAATCAAGAGCATTTAATAACCTTACAGGTAGATTAAATAGACAAGGTATAGAGTTTGAAACAGTACAAAGAGTAGGTGGAGCAGGAACTGCAACACAAGCAAATACTTCTAAATGGAATCAAGGACAATTTAGAGTTATAAATAATTATTTAGATAGTAGGTTGACAAAAAAAATTGCAGAAATAAAAATGTTAGGTCCTGACAATGCTGTATCACAACTAAAAAAATCTAAAGCTACTGAACAACTTATAGATGATTTGTTAGAAGAAGGTAATGAATTAAGAGAAGCTATGTTAGCTATATCTACTAGCACAAACAAAGAAAACATATGGCAAGTATTAACTGACACTACTGACAGAAATTTAATTAAACAATTTTTAAATACATTAGATGATGCAATAACAGCAGACTTATCTAAGAGTGGCGATCTTACAGCAGAGATGTGGGAGTTACTTGCTACTGGTAAATTTAAAAATGCTGATGGCACAGTTATAGACATAAAACAAATAACAAGAGGTTCTGCAACAAAAGCAGAAATAGAATTATTTAATGCTAATCAATTAGATTCAAAAAGAACTAGACAAATAGCAAAAACAAATGCAGATAATCAGAAAAAAGCTATTGATGAATACGTAGCTAAATTTGGTGATGGTTTAACTGAAGATGTAGGATTTAGAACAGTACCTATGGAACTTAAAAGTCCAGGCATAGGACAAAAAATAACCGAGCTAGGTATGGAGTGGTTAATGACTAGACCTACTAACAATATGTCACGAATACCAGTATTTAAATCTACTTATTGGAACAAATCAGCAGAACTTATATCTATTAGTTCAGAAGCAGTAAAACAAAAAATATTAAAGGGTGCTAAAAAAGCTGGTATTAATGATAAACAAATAAAGAAATGGGATAAGTTATATAAATCTGCTGGTGATGAAGGAATAAATGATGCAGAACTTATAGAAATATTTGCTAAAGGTGCTGCTGTACAAAAAACAAAAGATTTATTGTACGACATAACTGAAAGCAGAAGATTCTGGGATGTTGCAAGGTGGATATTTCCTTTCGGTAATGCGTATCAAGAAGTATTGACAACTTGGTTAGGATTGCTTGGTACAAACCCTGGTATTGTATCAAGAGGTTCAACTATATGGAATGGTGCAACACAACCAACAGATACATTAGAAGATACAGGCAAAGGTTTCTTTTATGAAAATCCTACTAACGGATCAGTAGTATTTAATTATCCTGGTACAGGAATAGTACAAGATTGGATGTTTGGCGATTCAGAAAATCCTTTAGATGTTAATGTAAATTTACCTGTGTATGCACAAAGTTTAAATATAGCTGCGACAATACTTCCTGGTTTTGGTCCTGTCATAAGGCTACCTGCTGCATTTTACTTTAGAAATTACCCAGAAGATAGTTTTGCAAACGAAATTATTTTTGGTGACTTTCCTGCACCAAACATAAAAGAACCTGGAGATATAGCTAGAGCTGCTGGTGTTGTTCCTGCGTGGATGGATAAATTTTATAAAGTAGCTTTTAACAAAGAAGAAAACTCGCAAGGTATATTTGGTAATACTGTTATGGACACATACGAAGCATTATTATATGCAGGTCTTATTGATGACAGTAATGAAGATGGTTTTAAAAAAGGTATGAATTTAGCTGTAGATAAAGCAAAAGGATTATTTTATATTAGAGCAGTATCGCAGATGTTAGGTCCTTCAGGTGTTGCTACTCCAATATACGAAATAACACCAGGAAATTCTCGTATGTTTTTCTTGGAAACTCTAGCAGATGAATACAGAAGTATTAAAGCATCTAACAATTATGATGACACACAAGCATTAAAAGTATTTACTGATAGATATGGATTTAATCCACTTGCTTTAACTGTATCTAAAACTATATCTATAGAAAAATTCCCAACTACAGAAGATAGTTATAAATGGTATCAGCAGAACAGAGAAGTCTATGAAGATTATCCTTATGTTGCTTGGTATTTAGACCCACCACCAGAATACGCAGAGTTTTCATTTACTGCATATAGAGAAGGATTGTTTGAGGGCAAAAGACAATATCGTACACCTGAACAATGGGCAATAGCTAAAAATAAATTACTTGGTGCTGTAGCATTAGATAAGTTTGAAAGAGATTTAGGTATTGTAGGAAACAGCACAGAAGCTGCTAGATATGTTAGAAACAGATACAAAAAAGAACTTATGGATAAGTATTGGGGTTATGGGCAACCTAACATTGTCGGATCACCTAACAAACCAACTATAGATATGCAAATAACACAATTAGAAAAAATGGTAAATGACCCTAAATTACAAAACAATAAACAAGTTATTACAATAAATAAATATTTAAAGCAAAGACAAACTGTAATTGATTTATTAGTAGATCAGGGTGAATCAGAAACAGCTTGGAAACAATCTAATAAATATATTGCAGTAAGGCAAATATTAAGAAAATATGCTGATAATCTTGTAGATGAAAATCCAGATTTTGGTCCTATTTTTGACCAATTATTGGCAAAAGAGTTACAACCAGAATATGAAGATGATTTGTTGCTACAATTAAATCAAGGTAATAATAGATAATTATGGATGAACTGTTAAAAAAATTTAAAAATGAAATACTTACTCTTATAGATAGAGGAGTTGTTGGTAGTACAAGATTTGTACCTACTCCTGAACAAATTAACTCAATTATGTTAGCTGAAACTTATATGGATGCTAAAGAAGCTGCATTATCTTATGGCTGGAATGACTATGTAAGTATGTTTGAAGCAAGAAATGAAACTGATGTATCACCTGAAGAAGAAATGATTATGCAATTAAGTAAAGAATTGCAAGAGTTACAAGCATCAGATAATCCATTTATAGGTGTTGAAGGCGATACAAAGATAATGTATCAAGGTGTAGAAACAACAATAGCTGATTATGGTGACAATTTCTATAAAAATAATGACAATGATTTTGAATTTTTAAATTCTTCACCAGAACAAATAATGGAATTACAAGCTGACTTAGTTAATGCAGGATTGTTAGGTCCTAAAGTAGGAAAACCTTTTAGACCTGGTGTGTGGAATCCAAAATTAGAAGGCGATATAATGTTTAGTTTAATGTCACAAGCTAATGCTATAGGTATAGGTAAAAAAGAAAATGGTTGGCAAAATGTATTAGAAAGTTATATACAGAATCCTGTTGCTATGGGATTACAAGTTGATCCATACTTACCACCAGATTATGACAGTATTGCAACAAGTGTAAATAATTTATTTAAACAACAATTAGGCAGAGACCCAATGCCATACGAGTTAAAGTTGTTAGCTAATACTTATATGTCAGAAACAGAAAAAGCATATAACCAAAAAGTTATGTTATTAGAAGAAGCAAATAATATGGTTGCTACTCCTGATAACTTAATGGAGTATGGTAATCACATACAGAAAAAAATAATAGAAGAACAAGGTTTAACAGAAATAGATCCTGGTGCTGGTATGTTTGCAAAGTTTCAACAAATAACTGCTGAAGAACAAGAAAGGTTAAAAGATTATGGTGATATTCAAAAAACTAATAGTCTCATTCTTAATAGCATCACAGGTGCTCCAAGGTAATATTATGGAAGTAGATAGAGATATTATGAATACAAATCCAGCTTTAATAGATATATATTTAAGTGCATTGAAAATGAAAGAAAGCACAAACAATTATCTAGCTAAACACTCACCTAGTGTTATAGAAGATTTTGTTACAGGAAAACCTATACGAGTACAAGCATTAGGTGCTTATGGAATACTTGATATAAATTGGGATGTGTGGTCTAAACAAGCAGGACTTGCTGGTGCTGACTGGAAAGATAAAGCTGCACAAGATGCAGTAGCTAAATACAAAGTACAAGAGTATTTTAATAAATTTGGTTCTTGGGATTTAGTATCTGTTGCTTGGTTTGCAGGACCTGGAGATGCAAGAGATTTAAAAAATACAGGAACATTAGATATGAGCCAACAAGATTCTAATGGAACAGATATTGCTGATTATATTGCTGGTATGAATAAATTAATTGGTGAAGAACTAATGAATATAGAAGTTCCTATGGAAACTTTTGAAACACCAAGAATATACTCTGGTCCTGTAGAAGTACAAGGTGCTAATCAAGATCAAGATACAGTATTTGCAGCACAAATTTTAAATTCATTAACTAAAGCAAATGCAGGTGGAGTAAGACCTAGTTTAGATGGTGATTATAAATCACAAGTACCAGCAGCAGCAGGTGAAATGGATGTTACTAAACTTAAAACACAAATAAGAAGAAACGAGAAGAAGTAATGGCACAAGTTGTTGTATATGGACCTAATGGAGCTAGGACTACTGCTAATACAGAGAAAAGACCTGGTGAAAAAAAATCAGAGTATGAAAGACTGTTAGCTGGTGAAATAAAAGGTAGAGAAGGTTACGCAGGTGCAACACAAGCAGAACCATTAACAGAAGATTATCCTGGTGATTATGGTGGTGAAGATGCTTCTACTCCAGTAAATCAAAGAGAAAGTGTAGTAGGAGTAGGTAATACAGATTACGATAAGAAAGATTATTCTTTTGCTGGTCCTGGTCCAACACTAAATATTCCTGATCCATCTGGTACAGATGAACCAACAGCAAGTCCAGGACAAGCATCTGAACAGTTTTCACAACTTGTTGATTCTGGACAAAGAGATTTTTTAAACATACCTGAAAATGCTTTTTTATGGGATGTTGATGGAACACTATATTTAGCTTATGAAGTTCCTGGTTCTGGTGGAGAAGTATATGATGGAGAACCAATGTATATGGCATATACAGTTGTAGAAAACGATTTAATAAAAGCTGGTTTAGTATCTCCAGAAGCACCAACACCAGAAATAAATAGAACAATGCCTAAAGAATTATTTGATTCTACAACTATTGTATTTGGTAATACAAATCAACTTACATCAGAAATAGATAATCCTTTTGCTAGTTTTAGAGAAACAATAAGTGAACAAGCACAAGTTGCACCTTGGATAAAAGATGAAGAAATGTTGTCTTTAATTGCAGAAGCTGCTTTAGAAGGTAGAACTGTTACTGATGCTGAATGGCAATCTACTACTTGGTATCAAACTAATAATGAAACACAAAGAGAATGGCTAAGAACTTTTTACGGAGATCCTACAACTGCTACTGCATTAAAAACAGATGCAGAATTAGCAGTATCTAATTCTTTACGTGCTGCTGGTATAAACAATGTACCAGAATCAGTTAGTAATTGGATGGCTAATCAGTTTGTTACTGGTGCTTGGACAGATGCTTACACAAGTGAACAAATTAAATTGTTTGCAGACCCATTTGCACCAGGTGAAAGAGATAATTCTTTTCAAACATATTTAGATACTGTTACTTTGACTGGTTTAGACAGAACAACAGAAAGAGAAATGGAAGTTGAAGAACTATACAAAAAATGGTTAGGTCCACAATTAGGTCAATTAACTCAAGATGAGATAGCAGAAACAGCAGGTAAATTGAGAAGTGATCCTGACTATCGTGATAAATTAATTAGTTCTCTTAAACAATCAAGACTTGCTGCTTTTAGTAATTACACAAATCCAGAACTTACATATGAAGATATTGCAAGACCTTGGAGAAACTTAACAACTTCTGTTTGGGGTCAGACAGCAGATGAAACACAAGGTTGGTGGCAGGAAATGGTCAAGACTAATGACTTTGCTAAAGCACAAAATACACTTAGAGAAAAAGGTTTAGAACAAGATATTACACAAGTTACAACAGATGCAACACAAGCATTACAACAAGCACTAGGACAAGGCACAGTAAGCCAGTCAGGAGTTAATGTATAATGGCAACTTACGCTGAATTAGCACAGAGTTTATATCCCAATATGCCACCTGATGTATTAGCATTGTTTGCTAGTGAGTGGTCAAGAACAGGCGATCCACAAGTAGCTATTGCAGAAGTAAGAAGAAGTGATGTTTATGAGATAGCATTTCCAGGTAACAAAAGACCAGATGGAACAGTTAAGTTTGATGAAGTAACTTATACAGGACTTAAAGAAAGTTATATAGGTACATTAGCAGAGTATGGTATTCCAAGAAACACATCAGTTGATTTACTAACAGATAGATTTACAGGATTAATAGAAGGTGAAGTATCTGCTAGAGAATTTGCACAGAGAGTAGATGCTGTGTATCAAGGCATACAAGAAAACATACCAGAAGTTACAGAGTTTTATAGAGAAAACTTTGGCTTAGAACTTACACCAGAAGCTATCTTTGTTGGTGCATTAGACCCAACAGTAGGCGAGGAAATAGTTGCAGGTAGAATAACTACTGCACAGATTGGTGGAGAAGCTGCAAGAGCAGGATTTGAAATCACAGGTGATTTTGCACAGAGATTACAAAGAGCTGGTATATCACAAGCACAAGCTAGACAGTTATTTACTTCTGCAGAAACAGAGCTACCAAGATTACAAGAACTACAAACAAGAGGTGGAGTAGAAACACCAGATCAGATATCATTAGAGGAATTTACAGAAGCAGCAGTATTCCAAAGTCCTGAAGAACTAGAGGAGATACGACAACTTGAAGCAGAAGAAGCTAGTAGATTTGCACCTGTAGGTGGAGCTGCTAGGCGTGGTGCTAGAGTTACAGGATTAACCGAACAATAAACCTTGACATACTACATATAGTGGTATAATTAAATTGTCGCATAGTGGTAGTCTGCGAATATAAATTGACTCTGCACCTCCAGTTTATATCTGGCGTGTAAACTGTGTATTTCAATTCGCCTAGTATCTGAATAGCCGAAAGTGGCTGACAATTTTTGTTATTCTGTATTATTATTTGTCGCCTATCACATCATTATCCCAAGGATGGTGTAGCTAGTAGAAAACTTGGAGTAGGAGAAATAATGGAAAACGAAGTAGAAAATACAGTAGAGGATATGCAAGAAGATAACAATGCGATTAAGCAAATGCGTGAACGTATTAAAGAGCTTGAATCAGTAGAGAAAGAATTTAAGTCTGTAAAGATGGCTAACGCTATCCAAGATGCAGGTTTTGATCCTCAATCTGGTGAAGGTAAAGCACTTAAAGACTTGTATAAAGGTGAGTTAGAAGCAAATGCTATAAAAGAGTTTGCATCTAATTATGGTTGGGGTAATGCTCCAGCTGAACCAACTCAAGAAGAACTACAAAGACAAAGAGTTGTTTCTGGTCAAGATAGTTTAGATACTGTTATAGAAGCATCAGTTCCTGTAGAACCTGTAGGTCTTGATGACCAAATTGCACAAGCACAACAAGATGGTGATTGGCAAACAAGTTCTAATCTCAAAGCAGATAAATTAAGATCACTAACTCAAAAAAAGTAAAGGAGATTTAAAATGGGTGCAGTATCAGGATTGGGAGATTCATACGATCTTCCTAATTACGTGGGTGAGTTATTTAACATAACACCTAACGATACACCTTTCCTTTCTGCTATTGGTGGAATGACTGGAGGTAAATCAGTTACCTCTAAACAGTTCACCTGGCAAACAGTTGACAATGCAACAGCAGCTCAAACAGTAGTAGCTGAAGGTGCAGATGCAACTTTCGCAGAGAGAAGCAGATCTGAAGTAACTAACGTTACTCAAATTATGCAATATGGTGTACACGTTTCCTACACAAAACAAGCAGCTGTAGGCAACCTTAACGGAGAATCTATTATAGGAAATCAGCCAGTTCAAGATGAATTGTCTTTCCAACTAGATATGGCTATGAAAAGAGCAGCCAGAGACATTGAGTTCTCTTTCCTAAGAGGTTCATATGTTGCTGACACAAACGTAGGAACAGCAAGAAAAACAAGAGGAATGTTATCAGCTATCGCTACTAACGAAGTAGCAGGTGGTAACGCAGCTCTTGATCAAGCAAAAGTAAATGCTTTGATGAAAGCTATGGCAGATTCAGGAGCTCCATTCGAGCAACCTGTAATTATGGCTAACGCTTTCCAAAAGCAAAAACTATCTTCAATCTATTCAAGTGCTTTAGCACTTGCACCAAGAGATAGAAACTATGGTGGTGTTAATATCAACACTATAGAAACTGACTTTGGTGAAGTAGGTATTGTCTATAGCAGACACTTACCAGCTGAAGATTTAA